CGTCGAACAATGAGTGGAGAATTCATTATTTCAAATAAATATATGATTGAAGATTTGTGTGATTTGGGTATTTGGAATAAAGATTTAAAAGACAGGGTAATCGCAAACAACGGTAGTATTCAAAACATCGAGGGTATCCCAGATGATATTAAAAGATTATATAAAACATCATGGGAATTAAAACAAAAAGCTTTAATGGATTTATCAATTAGTAGAGCACCATATGTATGTCAGACACAGTCATTAAACTTATTTTTTGAGGAACCAACAACAAAAATATTGACATCTGCGATGTTTTATGCATGGAGAAATGGTTTGAAAACTGGAGTATATTATGTTCGTTCTCGTCCCAAAACTCAAGCACAGCAGTTTACAATTGATCCAAAATTAATTAAAAATAAAGAGTTACAAGAAAAACAGGACAAAAATATTAACAAGAAGGAAGGGTTTGCATGCGATGAGGATGTGTGCCATATGTGTTCTGGTTAAAATATTATTTATTAATATAGTTAAATATGTTTCGCTGGAACAGATTAAATAAATTAACAAACAAAACTTTAAATAAAATTTGTTTTGCAGTATCTATCGCAGGATTAATATTTATATTTATTACTCTTTGCCGATATAGACATAATGCATTTATAGAAGATTATGAAAATATGTGTATTGAAAATTTAGAAAACGAAAAGGATAAAAAGGATAAAGCAATTGATAGCAGACAAAATATAACAACTCAGCCTTCCCCGCCAACTGAAGATGAATTAAATTCTCCCGGATATTTTGAATTAACACAACTTAGTGTTCCACATGTTAAAAATTTTGTTCTTCGAACACTTGAACAGGGTTTAAAATCAGTAAGGCCTGATGTACAAGGTCCCCCAGGGCTGATGGGACCAGTTGGAGTAAAAGGAGATAGCGGGGGAATACATACAAATCAAGGTCCGTTGAGATCTGTTAAAAAACCTAACTTATTTCTGGCTAGAAACACAAATAAGTTACTTTTACAAAATAGGACATATATGCCAAAACAATCATGGATACATGCAAGTGATGGAAAAATTATGAGCATGCATGACAAAAATGAGTGTTTAAATGCGACATCTGATGGAAAATTAGAAATATCAAATTGTATTAATTCTGAAAAATGGGCATATATTGGAAAAACTGCTCAATTACAAACAACAAAACCAATTGGTGGTGGTAATAAATGTTTAACAATAAATGATACCCCAGATGATGGAAAAGACGGGCAGTTTAATTTATCATTAGAAAAATGTGTTGTTGGTCCAGACCAAGCGTGGACATTCCACTAAAATAAAATATTTATTGAAATAATGGAAATTCTGGGGAGTTAGAAAATAAAGGATATGAATTAAACTCAGTTGCTCCAATTTTTGCTTTATTATAAATTGTATTTGTATCATTTGATAAGTCTGAAGTTTTTCTCCATGCGAGTGCATTATACGTATTTGTTGCACGTGTTGGTTTATTAAAAGTACTAAACTTGTTTTCTGTTAAAGAAGGAAAATCAACAGGTGATCTTGTTGATCCTTTCCAACTTTCACTGTTACTTCCCCTCCATTTTCCAGATGAATTTTCTCCTTTATTATTAGAGCGTTTCTTTTTGTATGGGCGCCTCTTTTTTCTCTTTTTTGAAACATTATTCCAAGATTTATTTTGGTCTGACATCATTATATTATATACATTACAACCTTTAAGTATTTTTTAACAGCAATTTATCATTTTCTGTTACATTTTCCATAACTTCTTCTTCAGATTCAACATCTTTCATTATTTTATAAGTTAACATAAAAGGAAGAAATGTTTTAAACAAATGATTTGTTTCTCTATTACAGTTTATTCTATCAATATCTTCCTCAGTTAATGTCCAAGTTCCTTCTTGATCTAATGAAACAATAACTTCTTCCACGTTATTTATTAAACAATCAAAATTATTTAATAATAGACGTATTTTAGTAAGACTATCTACCTCCATTTTGTTTTGTTTGTGTTTATACAATTTTTCTTTTAACTTTTCATAATTTGATTGTAATGTGGAAAAGTTAAGTTCCAACATATTGATTTCTTCTTGCGTATCAATAAAAACTTTTGGAGGTGAACCGGTTAACTCGTGCTTTTGTAACTTTTCCATATTTTTCTGTAACTTTACATCCTTTATATGTTATTTAACATTTTGCTTATTTCCATTAATTTATTGTTGGTGTCATCAACAACAGTATTCTTTCTTGCATTTGCCTTATATGAAACGGTATTAACAGGTTGTGCCATAATATGTGGGGTATTTCTAATATTTCCTTTGTTTTTATAAGTTCTTTGTTTGTAAAGTCTTTTAACATGTTTTGGCATATTTCTTTCATAAAAGGTATTATTTTTATTATGGACAGTACTTTTCAAAACATCACTGTTATTTAAAAGTTTTTTCTTTACAACCATTTTGAATATTTCAAGTTCCTTACTCCATCTATGACCATAGTCTTGTGAAACAGCATCTGTATAATAGTGATATTTTCCCCTATATTGTCCAAAACTAAAACCATATGTATTAATGTTTTTATATTTTGCAGACAAAAGTAAAAGAACCATAAAACCAGTTGTTGGAACACCTTGGAGTAATGTTACAAATTTATTAAGCAATGTATCATTGTGAAAAATAATAAATGATGATAAATTTTCAGATGAATATTTTTCAATAACCTTAAGTTGCTTATCTTTAAAAGTTTTATAATTATTCATCATAAGAATTTTTTTCATAATAGGATTAGTAACAAGAGGAATATTATTTGGTGCTTGCTTTCCACCACCTGTTATCCATATACTTGTTTTTGTTCCGACATTATATTCGTAGTTTGCAAGTTGGAAGTTATTAAAACGAACAACATAATCAGCTTGATTAATATTGTACCCATTTTTTTTTTCAAGAGAAATAGGAGAATTACCAACTACTGCGTAATTTCCTGGCGGGAATACATCTTTAAATAGGATATTTTTCCCTGTATTTCCGTCATAAAATAATTCATCAAAATTTGTGGTTGCTAAAGATAAAAAAAAGCTTCGTAAAGTTAATTCAAAATTCATATTTATTCAATATCTTATATAGCACAGGTAAATGAATTTTCCACTTGGACTAACCGCAATACTAAATTTATGATATTGATTATAAAATATAACTCCAAAATTATTTAAAATTCTGGAAAATATTATAATTTATTTCCTTGTAAATCTGTCTTTGGAGTATCTTTTAAAATAATATCTGATATTGTAAACCGTAATGAATTTTTATTTACTAAACCTTTTTTATTAGTTGTAGTTTTCAAATGATTATTCCAATCTTTTTTATTCATCTCATGCAATAATCTACTTTTCTCATTTATATATGCGTTTATGTTAGTATTGTTACCATTATAGTCGCGTATTTTTTGGGACTGTTCTACTCCAAAACTTTTTTCATACTCAAACATTTTATTAACATTCTCTTCTGTCAAAGGTATATTTCTTTCTAATAATTCTAAATATACGTTTGCTATTAAAGATTTAAGTTCAGTATGTGCTTCTGTTGGCCGTGGATGATTGTAATCTAATTTAAAAGAATGAATGAGTTCATGAAGAAGAACTTTAAGCAATTCTTCTTTTCTCCAGATACATATTACCCCGTTTTTATTTTCATCATAAGTTGTTGTACTTCCACTATTTATGTTGTCTGTTGTAATTAGTTTGGATTTTGGTAATGTCTTTTTATGATTTGAAGGATAAATCCATATTTGAAGGGGTTTGTGATTATTTGCATAAGTTCTCATAAAGTTTACTCGCCAGAATATTAATTTTAATAGGTTATTCCAGTCATTGATATTATTATCTTTTAGGTACAAATAAACAGTAGTATTATTATTTTTTGTTTCCCATGCATTGTTATAATTTTTTAGAAAGTATTCTTTTCTCTTTTTTGACATAAAAAAGTTATCATTGATGTTATTTTTACCAGAAATAAATATTGGACTATTGATATTTATTTTCTTCACTGTAACATTATTTGGAAACATCCCTATTAGAAATAGTTGATATATTATCAACACTGAGATTTTGTATCACAAATGTTCTAAGATAGTTATCCAAGTTTACTTCTTGATTTTTTCTATCCTTTTTAAATTCAAAGGTGTTGTCTCCAACCATTTTAACTGTCCAGCCTGATAATAATGCGTTGAACACAAAAAGCATCTTTTGCAGATGGACAATTTCAGAAGATAAATTGTCAGATTGTTCATGATTTGATTGTTTTTTACTTTCATTAGACGACATACCTTTTTTATTATATATAGACTTATTATTCATTAAATAATATTTAACGAACAAAAAACGAATAAAAAATATATTTGAGCCGTAACAGTTTAACCGATTGGCGGTTAAATGGTTTTTATGCCCGATACTTAAAGGATATGTGAAAAAATACTATAAAGATGTCAATAAACTATAGAGTTAAAAAGAAGAAAAGAAAGCCTTCTGATTCTAGAATTACCTTAGTTGCTCAACACAGAAAAAAGATAAATGAGTTATCCAAACTAGAAACAAGTCTTCCGTCATTACAACGTGAGTTAAAAAGATATCAAAAAGAAAAAGATAATTTATTGAAATCAAATGATGGTTTTGGGTTTATTGATTCGGGAAAGGGAAAACGGATATACATATTAAATAGAAAAATAAGAAATTTAAATACAACGATAGAAAATATAAAATGTAATAAAATCAAAGATGAGTATTACTCTAAAACAGCCCACATTTTATATAAGTATTATGATAATATAAAAGCTGTTGCGCAAAGACATCATAGTGATGATGTTAAAGATGATAGTAAGTCAATAAATGAATATGCAGAAGAATATGAATATGGAAACAGTGCTAGTTCGAATGCTAGGAAAAAGAGAACAGTTATTGATTTTTTAAAGAAGACTAATAAGAAAAAATCTTATTCGTCAACTAAGATTAGTGACTTTTTAGATATGGAGGAAAAGTCAAATAGAGCTAATTTACTTGACTCGTATACTAAGGTTATACACCCTGGTAAATATAAACCTTCCAGAAAATCTAAGAAAATAGAAATAGATATATGTAAAATGTGTGAAGTTGAAATGACACTTATACAATCAGAAGGTTTAGTTGTGTGTCCACAATGTGGAAGAGAAGAACATATATTAATTGATAGTGATAAACCAAGTTATAAAGACCCTCCTCCGGAAGCAGGAGAGTTTACTTATAAAAGAATAAATAGATTTGATGAGTGGTTAACACAATATCAAGCAAAAGAAACTACAGAAATACCACAAGAAGTATTGGATAGTATTCTGTTGGAAATGAAAAAAGAAGGAATTACCAATCTTTGTAGATTGACAATGGAAAAGGTAAGGGGATATCTAAAGAAATTAGGTTTGAATAAATATTATGAGCACATACCACATATCATATATTGCCTCAATGGTTTACCTACCCCACGACTATCTCAAGAAACAGAAGAAAAACTCCGGTCAATGTTCAGGCAAATTCAAGATATATTTGATATCGTATGTCCTGATGATAGAACTAATTTCTTGTCATACTCCTATCTTCTAAGAAAATTATTAGAACTATTAGGAGAAGATGAACACAAACATTATTTTAGATTACACAAATCAAGAGAAAAAATATACCAACACGATAAGGTTAACATACAATGGTTTTACATATCCATTGTCAGGCCTTTGTCTCTCGGAAACTTGAGGCAAGTCATTTTAACAAAATGTTAATTTGGCGAAACACCTTGTTGCGGGAACATCCTCACCTAAAAACGTTTTTCTTTCAGAAAATGCGTTTTTTAATAAGCCTTAACTACTACTTATTTATTGGAAACTTTAAATAATACCCAGGGTAATGACCTCGGGCATTTAGCTTTGCTAATTTAGTAAAAACGTTAAGGATTGGACAATCCGCAGGCTTACTTTCTAAATCCGTTTTGATAGGATATGAAAAGGTCTCAACGACTGAACGGGTGTTGGCGGTTTATGCGGATTGTGTTCGCGGTCACGCGAGCGCAACCATGATACAGGCTTAATCAACCCGAAACTGCTTAAGATACAGTCTAGCCCCCTTGGGAAACCCTGGGGTAGTGCGATGGCAAAAAATATGTAGGATACTGGGATGGCAGTATATCCGCACGGTGTAGTAAAACACCGATAATTATCAGTAAATTAGAAAAATTAATATTATTTGTTTTTCTAATTTGCTAAAAAATATTAACCAAAAGTTATTGTTTGTGAATTACCATTATTATCTGTATTGGTAATCTTTTTCTTTTTAATTTTTTCACATTTCATAATACCCTTATCCATATAACATTTTTCACATTGTAAACCATTAATTTTATCAACATAACATTTTATTATTTGGGACTGGTTATTACAGCCAGTTTGTACTTGAGATATTGTGACTTTATCCATTTTATTGTTTTAATAATTCTTTTTAAGTCAATTATGACATAAACATATCGGTATTTGTCACACCAGTTGCTGCATTAGTAGTAGTAAAGTATCCAGGTAGGTTATCTCCAGATACCTTATAATAAGCTTTTACGATATGGCTCACCAGGGGAAGGAATGGCATTACCCACTTATCTGTAGAACGTTTTCCAAAGATTGCTAGTACTAGATTTCCAAGTCCACTATTTGGGTTATTAGCAACAAGGAAACCAGAAATTCTGTAAAGAACCAAGAAAAGTAATTCAATCGCCGGTGAATAATTAGCAATTGCAAAATTAATAATAATCGCAAATGTTGCCAATGGTAACACACCAAAGATTGTTGATATCACAAATGGTATAAAGAAGGCACTGCCTCTCGCAGCTCTACCAATTATACCGGATATAACTGAAATTCCCAAGAAACTTCCAAGAATAATATATAATATTATTGAATAATGATTCCAAAGATTATCTTTTATATTTTCTTCCATGATTGCACTATAAATCATAATACCAGCTATCGCCATTATCCAAAATCCAACAATAATCCAAGCCAAACCAAAACCACCCAATATGTTAAGACGTGTTAAAAGTGCTCCAATAACCACAGCATATATACTAATTGCAAACCCACTTGTTGGAATCTTTTTAAATGATTCTGGTAAGAAATATTTTAAAAATGCTTCTCCTTCGTCATATCCACCTGGTTTTATGTGAAGTATAAGAAGAACTGATACAAGAATTGGAATAAGTACAAAAGCAAGCTTCAAATAATTTCTATTTGTTACAATCCCACCAATACCAACCATTAATAAAAATATTGATCCCAATATTCCAGATGTTAAACCAGCTTTAGATGACAACAATGGTTTATCTTTCGGGTGTTCTGCAGCAACAACTATGGCAGAAATCACAGTTAGAGGAATACCCAGTGCAAACCATGGTAAATATGCATTATTCATAAGGAATCCAACAATAGTTAATATTGAAAAAACTCCAAGAGACCCATAAAGTATACCAGTGTTAGCCGCTGTTAAGCGAGGCATTGTGTAGATTATTGCCATCATTGCCAACATAAGGGTTATAGCACCGCCCATTACCATTGCCTTTTCTTGGGGCCTGCCTTGCATAAACTGTTGTGGCATAAACATCGCATAAACAAGAGAATCTCGTAAGTTTCCTCTTTTTGGAATAACTGTTCTAAATAATACATGTAATAACATCGCCATTACCAATATTTTTACACCCCTGTTCAAATATTTTCCAGAACTAGTTTTGTCTGCATCAAGGTGGTTTCTTAACCACCCTTCTGGGTCTTTTGATATATTAGGAGTAACTGTTGGTTTTTTTCTACTATATTGATTATTTGTTGCTCTACACATTTCATAAGCTGAAAGTGCTTTTAATTTATTAATATCAATTTTAGTCTTTGTTGGGTCATTTGCTTGATGTGCAACATCTAATAATGCTCTGTTAAAAGCAGAATATAATTCACTTCTTTGCTCACGCGGATCTTTAGATTTTATGCTATTAAGAGCTGTTAGCCAGATACCTCCCAAAGTTGGTTTTGTTTCTCCTGGAAACGCAGCATTGTAAAATGCAATAATACTTTTATCGCATCCACAAAAAGAATTTAATACATTATCATTTATTCCATCACCTAAAAATTTTCCAAATCCAAAATAATTATCAGGAAGTGGCGGACCAGCACCTGATTGAATAGGAGCTCCATCTGGACAAGAATAAACACCATCTGTCGAACATTTTATACCATATTCTTTAGTAAGGTCTGTTATAACATCTTTTGGAACTGGTCCAATTGATGGGTCTGTGCAAATACACTTATTGTCACAATATAACCCATCCGATTTTAGTATTTTGTTACACGTCGTTTGACACATAGCAGCATTTGTAATTTCTGGAACAGCTTGTTCGTTGATAACTTCACCATTAACTAACACACATGCTTTATCACTTTTGTCGTTACATGCATCTGCTTCATGTGACAAATAATCATATTGTTCACAAGAAGCTTTTGTTTTTCCACAGTAACAATATTTAGTTCCGTTTTTGTCATAAAAATATGAAGTTGCATTATATTGGTCTTTACATTGTTCAGCGCATTGTTTGTCATTTGTCGCAGATGGAAATGGCCGACAAAGTTCAAAACTAGCCCCTGGTGTGCAGGTGTAACAAGCCTCCTTGTTTATTTTAGCTTTAATAGTAGGATCTCTTGTAATAGACATTCTTATTACTATAACTAAGAAATATATATGTTAGATAAGAATTATATTATTGAGAAGTTAAACCATACATTATAAATGGGTTCCATGGTGAGCTGAATGAGCTGGATGACGGGCTGGATGACGGGCTGAATGAGCCGAATGACGGGCCGAATGGCTAGGTGTCAAATGAGAAGATGATAAACTAGGGTATGATAGGCTGGGATATAGTTTACCCTCACGGGTTCGTTTTGCTTGATGAGCTTTTTGTTGTGCTTTTGCTAATTTATCAGTTGCAGCTGCATGCTTTTGTCTTACAGAATGTAATATTCTTGGGTGCTGAACGGCCTCGGCCTGTAAAGTAGCAGCCTTGCGATGATTATTTAAGGTGTTTGTTCCCTGTTGCATTTTTGCGTTTAACATTTGTTGATGTTGTGCAAGTTTTTGCTGTGTATTCCTTGCTTTGGTCTCAACCCTATTTTTTAAAGCGGTTGCATTTGCATGTTCTTTCCTTGCAGCAAGAAGTTCACGGTTTTCAGCATGGGCAACAGGTCTAAGATGTTCTGGAAGTTTTTGGGTTGCAGCATTTCTCGCCTTTGTTAATATACTTGCGGCATTTTTTGTTTTTTGTTTGGCTTTTTGTAATCTTGCGGTAGCATTATTATGTAAAGCAGTAACCTCATCTAAGTGGGCCTTTGCTTTTTCATGTAGGTTACTTAATCTATTTGCTTCCCCATGAGGAGCATCAGTATTCATTATTGCATTACTAAGTTTTTGAGATGCATCAGCTTCACTGGCTACTGCTTTTCTTTTAAGTTCCGCAGTACTAACATGATGCATACCTAGGTCAAATTCATCAGATTTAGCTTTTTTATGCGCTTTGAGTGCTTTTGCAACATTTGCATTGCTATTAATGGGTTTTCTTCTTTTTTGTAATTTATTTAAATGTTTATTTGCAGAAGCTAATCTATCCTTTGCCCCGGCTAAATTCTCTTGTGCTTTTTCATGTGCTTCTGTTTTATTGCTTAAATCTAGTTTAGCTTTTGTATGTCTTGCTACTTTTAATCCATAGTTAGCATCGTTTGGTGATGCTGACCTTACAGCATCAGATGCTTGTTGAACAGCAGCTTCAGCATTTTCCTTATTCTTAAGTGCTGAATTATGTGTCACGGTTGCACTGGTTACGCCCATGTGTGCTCTAGTTTTGTTTTCCATTGCTTTATCAAGATTTCCCACGGATGGAAGTTCTGCATTTGGATCGTTCACATTTGGTTCGCCAGCATTTGGTTCGCCAGCATCTGGTTCACTGGCATTTGGTTCGCCAGAAGGTTCATTTGAATTTACATTATCTGAATTTTCCACTAAAGAAAATAGCCCTGGCATGGTTTTAATAGCAGTTCTTGTAACAGAGTCTTTTAAAGCATCTAAACTGATTTTCTGGGGCCCAAGTGATCTGAAGTTAAGGAGATTTAAGTATTTCACTTCCTTTTGAGATTGTTGTATAACTTGCCACACGATGTAAAAAGCAGTAACTACAATTAATATTAACGCAATTGTATTTTTGATATTATTCATTGGACTCTTTGAACTTCCATTACCAGAATATGGAAATAAAAATTGGTTTGAAACAAGTTGGTATGCCATAACCAAAAAGTAAACGTTAAACCAAACTGCATAAGTTCTTGTAAATGAATATTTAGTTTCAAAATGAACAGTATTAAATAATCTAGAAATACTTTCACGCTTTGTTGTATTATTATAATTAGGATCTGGCATAAGTAAAGTTCCCATTGCTTCCCAATCTACAGGGTTAAAATATTCGTAAATCAAATTTCTTTCTTCTCCTGTGATCCACTTATTAATATAATAAGAAATAGCATTTAATGCTCGATATGGAAGTGTAATCATAAATGAAATAAACCATAATATCCATCCTAATCCACCGCCTTTTTGCACAAATACATTTTCTGCTTGACCATATTTTTTGCTACCATCTGGGTTTGAACCTGTAATTGGTCGTGTCCAATCTGTTCCTGTTTGTGAACCATCTCCAGAAATTGCTGGAATTAAATAATAATTAAATGGGAAACTTCCAGCAAAAAAGTTTGAAACAATAAGAGGTAATGATAGCACATAAAATTTAAATTTGCCCCAATAAGAAGAATCTCCCCAATATAATCCATCTGTATCATAACCTTCTATTGGGTTCTCTCTATTTTGCGGAAGTCGTATATCGGTTGCATTTGGAAAATCTCTTGATGCTCTGGTGGAAAATGGATTCCATACTCGCAATAACCCTTTTGCTATTATACCCGCATTTGCAAAGCTATACGGGAGATAATATAAAGTTAAAATCATAACAGCAATAGTTATTACTGTCCCAACAATGGTTAGCCCTAAACCGCCAGATTTTTTGTCTTTAGGGTCTTTTGCATCATGTTCCATCATGTCTCGATAAGCAGAAATAATAATTAAGAAAAAAAAGATATAAAAGAAAAAAAGGAAAAATGCACCGAGGCTTCCTATTAGTCTTGACCCGTGTGTATTATAATATTTTCCATTTACAAAACGATAATTATTTAAAAAATAATAAAAAAATAAAATCCCAAAGAATATCCACACCAAATAATCTGTCTTAAAATATTTGTGGTAAAACTTCATAAAACCTGATTCTTCTGCAGGCTTTGAGGTATCTGTTGTGGTATCTTTTGTTTTTTCGGTGTCTTTCGTATCTTTTGCAGGTGGTGTTTCTGGCTTCTTTGTATTTGAAGACATTAGTAAAAACTATATACATACTAAAGATAAGATGAAAAATACCATAATAAATATCTGCGCTAAAAAATAAATATTTGCCAAAACTATAGAAAATACAATTATGAACGCCATGCAAAAGTTTATGAAACAATTTAGATCAATGGATACCTGGGTTCAATACTTATTGGGAGCATGCGTACTTTTACTTCTTATTTCCATGTTTTGGCCTCGTCACAGACATACAACTGGAGTAAAACTTGTTCCTGTTCCTGGAAGTTCTTATTATCAAGCAGTATTTGAAGGGTTTTCTTCAGATGATGTTGAAGGCGCATTAAAATCATCAGACCCTGTTATGGTATTTTATGGACAAGATTGGTGCGGGTATTGTAAAAAATTTGACCCGGTATGGAAGCAATTTCATCAATCTTATGATAAATATCGTGTTGTAAAAGTAGATTGTGGAAAATATCCAGAACTTGGAAAAAAGAACAAGGTTAGTGGTTATCCAACTATAAAATATCATCCCAATGGATTAAACGATACAACCTCCGTTGACTATAATGGTGATCGTAGTTTAGAATCTCTTATTGCTTTTGCAAATAAACAGTAAATAATAAATACTTAAAATGTGATATGTAATATAAATATTACAAAAATGCCCACTAAAACAAATGAATGTTTTGTTCAAGAAGCTATTAGCATACATGGGGAAAAATATAATTATTCAAAAACTTTCTATGTAAAAGCAAATAAGAATGTTACTATTATATGTAATATACATGGTGAATTTGAACAGAAACCAACATATCATTTACAGGGCAAAGGTTGTAAAAAATGTGCTGGTAATTATTCCAGTAAAAAATATTTTATAGAAAAAGCAAATAAAAAGCATTTTAATAAATATGACTATACGAGGGTTATTTATAAAAATGCTAATACTAAAGTTATTATAATATGTAATGAACATGGAGAATTTAAACAAAGACCTGGTTGTCACGTATATGGACAACAATGTCCAAAGTGTAGTCTAGTGAAATGTCATAATAATCTCAAAAAAACAACAAAAGAATTTATTGAAAAATCAATAGAAAAACATGGTAATAAATATGATTATAGTAGTGTCAAATATAAAAATGCTCATGTCAAAGTAACCATTGTGTGTAAAAAGCACAACTTTTCTTTTAAGCAATCTGCAAATCAACATTTAAAAGGAGACGGTTGTCCCAAATGTGGTAAAAATTACATGGATAAAAAATTTTTTATAGAAAAAGCAATTAAGGTCCATGGCGATCTTTACAATTATAATAAAGTAATTTTTCCAACAATAAATAAAAAAGTAAAAATTATATGTAAAAAACATGGTTTATTTAAACAAAATTATAATAATCATTTAAATGGTAACAAGTGCCCGAAGTGTTTCGCAACATATTCTAAAATTCAAATTGAATGGTTACAATTTTTAAGTGTGACAAGTCCAAATATTCAATACATGTTAAATAATGAAAACGGCGAATATATTATTCCAGAATTAAAAATAAGAGTAGATGGGATTGACCATGAAACTTTAACTGTTTTGGAATTTCATGGCGATTATTATCACGGAAACCCAAAAATTTATTATCATAATGATATAAATAAAGTAACAAATAAATTATTTGGTGTTCTTTTTAAAAATACTTTACATAGAGAACTTTTTATAAGAAATCTTGGGTATGATTATAAATGTATATGGGAATATGAATGGAGAAAAGCGGTTAAATCAGTCATAATTTTGCAAAGAAAATGGAGAAAAATAAAAATAAGTAAACTTTAAAAATTTTGATAAATGCAAAAACTTCTATTTTTATTACTAAATTACCACTGATGATGTTATATTGTATTTTTCAATATAGGATAGTGCCGCTAGTTTTCCTATTTCAAACATTTCAATCATTTCTTCTGTAGTTGTTTTAAGATTAAAAAAATCTTTATCTAATTCTACTTGAATGATATATTTTTTATATCTTCGGGATGACTTTTTCATATACTGAAATGATAAACCTTCTATAATTGAAAATGTAAAATCTTTAATATTTTTTATTTCTTCCTCTTTATTTACAGAAATTGATATTATACCTAATATTTTTCCTTTGTTTTGTTTTATATTTTCTTTACCACAACCTTTAATAGGAAATGGGTCAAATACATGTCCATCAATATATATATTTTGACCATACTCTATATGTGGAAAAACGTAAGGAATTCTTGTTGTTATCAATAATGCATCAAATACCTTCATATCTGGAGAATTAATATGTGAAAAATAATCACATTTTCTACATTTTAGATTACTTCCAGATAATACTAATAGTTTATTTGTTTTTTCATATAACTCTTTGAAAGTAATGTTTGTATCCCAATTTTTACTAATAAATATCATTTTTAATATATTTTTTATTTCAAAACCGGTACTTAATGAATAATGCTTATACAACAAAGGTAATATTTTATGTGTATAATCTTCATTATATAAGGCTGGGCACAATGAAGAAAAATCGGTTGATAAAAACCATTTTTTCATTTCTTCAATGGTGTACCCTAAGCAAATTGCTGTGCATATTACACCTCCAATTGAAGAACCTGATAATATTTTAAGTTTGTTAATACTAAAAGTCGTATTTTGTTGTAACGACGCCAATACACCAACAAATGACATTCCTTTTGGTCCTCCTCCAGAAATAACGAGAATATTTGGTTGAAATTTTGGCTTAGTTGGGATATCCATTGACATAATAATATTATTGTAAATTATATTTAAGTAAATTTAACAAAGTTATAGATGGCTTTAGTACCAGTTGATAGTTCTAATCAAGTAAGTTTATATTACAACAATAAAGTTGGGTCGATATCTAACCCACTTGTTCCGTCTTATGCTCCAAGAACAGAATGTCCTATTGATCCTAGAAATGATTTGTTACCACCTGCTTATACATCTCCATTAATTGATATGAAGTTTGGTCCTCCGGAACAAACGGTAAAGAGGTATTTTTCATTAACAGTGGATGACATTGATACTTTTCATAAAGAAAAAATTAAAAAATGGATTAAGGTTTATGAAAAGGTATTAGGGCATTGTTTTCGCAAAGTTAGAGAACATGTATTAAGAGATCAAAAGTTTTGTTTTTTCCCAGTGCCTGAATATTTGGCTGGTTTTCCATTATATAACATTACACATTGTACATGTTTTATAATAAAAAAGTTAAAACAAGCAGGTTTTAAGACTAAGTTTATTCCTCCAAATGTCATTTATATTGTATGGGATGTACAGAATCACTATGAAAGGGTAATTAAACCACAACAGGTAACTACAAATCCTTCACCACAGCCTCAACGACAGAGGCAACAAAGGCAACAAAGACAACAAAATACATTTGAACAAAAAACCGATAAAGATGTTCATTATGTAACTTTTGCACCAGAACAAACAAATACGTTTACTGTTCTCCCGCCAGAACCTAATTTTACAAATAATAATAAATATGCATATCACCAAGAAGAACAATTTTTATTTGGCTAACATTTTCTTTGAATTGTCAAGAGTATAAATAATAAATAAACCAAATACCATTAAAAATATTGCTCTGGTGTTTGTAGGATTTTGAAAGTTTTCAACTACGTTTTCTTTAACGTTACTTTTAGTTTTTACTTTGGGTTCAGGTTCAAACGGAATATCGTATTCATCTTCATCTCTAAATAATTCATTATCTATCAATTGGTTTGTTTTCATGTCCCTTGTTCCTGGTAGTAGATCGGGTGTTTTATTATGTTTTTGTAATGCTTTAAAGTATCTAACAACCCTTTTCTTTAATTTATGTTGACACTTCTTACATGTGTCAAGATGATAAAAATAATCCTGACAAGGACTCTTATCGAATTTCTTATAAGATGTTAAAGATCTTGAGTATCCCTCAGGTTCGTATGCATTTACAGTATTATCATAATTAGAAGTTTGAACAGGTCTATCTCTTAACAATGATTTTTTCAAATACTCCTTTGGAGACATTTCATCTACCGATGGATAATCATTTGATTCAACTTCTCCCCAAGCTCGGATTGTTGTGTCATTGCTTACATTTGGAGGTTCTGCTTCATATCGTCTTCCAGATACTGAATTAAATGATCTACGATGAGTTAATATGTCTTGAGCAGACTGTGTTTCTGCGTTATATCTTGCATTTTGGGCGTTTTTAACTCTTGATATATCGGTTCCATGTCTTGCACCTGGAAGATAAGAGTTATTACGTGTTGGGTTTCTCTGTGATGAATTACCATTTGGATATAGAGAAGTGCCCATGTGGTAATTATTATTTACCTGGTTATAGAATTCTTCACCATATGCTTCTTTTAACGAACAATATGACATTGTATAGTATATTAGAGTATATTATACTAAGATATGTTATGAAATATAAAAATATAACTCATAAAATATTTTAACACTTAAAAACAAAAAAAAACACAAAAATTATTTAATTAAAAGTAAATCATAGAATATCCAATATTATTTATAACTTATATTATAATATTAACAATGCCAAGAAGGGTTAAACCAAATATGACCATTAGCACTGTGTATATGATTTTGTATATGGGGTTTGCAATGTTAGAACTATTTTATGCCTTCTTACTCTGGTCTTCTTATGGAAATACCGATGGAAAACTTAGAGACATGTACCAGAACATAAAGCAACACTTAAATATGTTTGTATCCTTAGCAGTTGTATTTTTAATTATTTTTTCCTTTTTCTTTCCAGGTGTTGGATGGATAGCTTTTATTATTACATTGTGGCGTGTTGCAGATTTTTGCTGTGGCCAACAAGAAGGTTTTGGAGACGGATTAAATTATGGATGGGGTAGATATTACCCTGATAGTGCTACATTCTTTAACCAAGCACACATTGAAAGAGAACAAGATGGAACCAGATCTGCTTATAGTAGCGCGGTTGGAGATGTTGCGGATAGTTACTGGTTAGCACAACTCGCTGACTATGAAAATAGAATTGCTCATCGTCCAATTCAGGCAATGCGACACAAAGTATTAGTATATGAAAAAGACGGATGCGGTTACGGAAAATGGATTATTCCAAAATTAAAGGATGAAACAGTTTCTGGATGCGGTGATTATTTATGTAACGGTGGGTGTAATAAATGTACAATACAGCAATACGGGAATATATTTGAATCGTTGAATACTCCTAGGCCGTTATACACTACTTCTTTATTGGCAAAGGAAATGGATATCGCTTAAGCAATAGCTTTTGAGACCGTTACGTGAAAATATTGTAGAAAAACTGATTAGTATTTAAAGAACTATCATAAAAATAACTAAATAACTTAGATAACAATATGTCAACTTTTACTTTTGAGGTAAAAACTTCATCCGACACAAAATATGGATTTAAATTGAGATTTACTTACACCGTATCCGTCGACTGGTTTTACAATAAATGTAGAATCAAGGTAACAACTTATCATCATAATAAATTAATTATGGAAACTACTGTCAGTGAAAATAAGTATAATTCCAAAATTGATGAGATTCAACAAGAAATGGAAAGTGGAAAGTACAAGGATATTCTTGTAAAAGATTTTGGAAGATGTGTTGCTTGTAAACAATGGATGGATGAACCAAGCGACATCTGGAAATATGAAGAATATGATATGTTTTGCGGTTACGATTGTCAGAGAAAGCCCATTGCTGACAAGTGTGTTGTTTGTACAAAGAATGTTCCCAGACAATATGGATGGTGTCATCCTAAACACTGTAGTGTTTATTGTGCTGCTCAAATTACATTAATGGAAAAAACTATTTTACCAAAAGATATTATATTAAGCATCACTGGTAAAATATGAATTTTTACATAAGATTAATAGTTACAATCGCAGCCATGGTTTATATTTTTCATGTTGTATTTCATGTTCATTATGATACTATTGCAAACGATAGAATGAAAAAAATTTTATATAATCCACGGTTTATTTTTATTGCAATATCTCTCATTATAACTGGTCTTATGGAATGGTTTGATAAATCATGGGATACTATCTTTAAGTTAATTGGGTTTTTGTTACCAATATCATTTGTTTTGATTGATATATAAACAAAATAAACAATATGTCATAACATATTAAATGAATAACATATTCATATACGGAACTTTAAAGAAAGGTTTTAACATTTGAGTTATCTAATTTTAATATTTTACATAACTGTACACAAATTAAGGTATATAATAAAGATGATCATCATAAAATGTATATACCACGATAGACTTTTAACTAATAAATGGATACGTATTAAAATAATATATAAATTGTCTATATTTGATAACAAGAGACAAAATGCCTTCCAGTAAAACAAATGTAAAAAAAGTATGGGTATCCGATGTAACCGGTCGTTCCTTATTTGGTTGGAAAATAAAAGAAGAAATATTTGCTATTTTTTTTATTTTAGTTATATTAGCCTTGGCAAATGATGAGAATATAGTAAAAAAGGTTAGTGACAATATATACATTCAAATATTTGTTGGTTTGATAATTGTGTATTGTATATATAATCGCATTCCGTGGAGTTTAGCGTTTATATTGATATTTTTAGTTGCAGTCTTATTTTCTGGATTATTTACAAATGTAAAAGGTACTGTTGAAAAAATAATGACTGATATAAAAAATAATAACAACAATTCAAGTACTCCAAATAGTTCTAAACAAGATGATAATCCTTTAATGCACCTCGGGGCTCGAGTTTTTAGTTGGGTTTCAAATGATAAAAATAACAAAAATAACAAAAGTATCTTAAAAAAAGTAAGATTTGAAAATAATAAAGATAAAAATAATGAATCTGATAGCGAAGATAGTGATAGTGACAACGATGATGATGATAAAGTTTGCAAAAGAGTTTCCAAAATGTTTGGATTTAGCGATGATGAAGGACAGTCTGAAATCGAAACAGACAATGAAACAGAACCAGATACAGAACCAGATACAGATAGGGACAATGATGAGGAAACTCTTAAGAATAGTCTTAAGACATTTATGAAGGAAAATATGAAAAGTAATATTAAAAGTGAATAAATTAAACTATTTAAAAAATCTACGAATATTATAAGATTAATAATGCCTTTGCCTTATGGTCACCTTGCGCATTTTTTAAATACAAGTCCTTTTGTTTCAGGATGTGTTATGCTGATGATGAACTTAGGAGGAAAATATGTAATGATGGATATACCTAAGGGTATGCATTCTTTTTTTGCGCATCCTTGGGTAAGAAAACTAACTGTATTGTGCATAGCATTTGTTGCTACTCGGAATATAAAAACAGCATTACTTATTGCATTGTTATTTGTATTATTTTCAAGATTTTTAATGAATGAAAAAAGCAAATGTTGCTTACCCTTTGTTAAAAAGGCACACCATACCAATTTAAAGGAATATCAGGCGCGTTCTTCTAGCGAGAAACAGTTCTTGTCTTCAGTAAATAAAGGTTAATATATCTTAGTATGATGTCAAGTAATTATAGAAACGGTGTTTACCCTAAACCCACAAGTTCTGTCTCGGGTGGATATAAAGAAGAAAATAGGAATGGTCATATAGGAAAATCTAGAAGTATGAATTCAGAAAACAAAGAGTTCAGAAATAAGCGTGTTCCATTAGATGGCATAGAATTATTATTAAATAGGGAAAAAATTCCAGATGCCTTGGGAAAGAGAATGGACAAAAAAAATATTAAAGAAAGTAATTATAACTCGCCTGCACCAAAAGATAATTTGCTTTCTGATTTAGATGATATTATATCAGATGCTGAATCTATACAAAATGATAGGCGGTTTAATCCTCATACACGTTCTAGACAAAAAGCTAGAATGAAACGGCGTGTTATTAAAAGAAAAAAACATCGAATGCAAGAAGCTGAACAAAATAATTTCTTTCCATCTTCAAGATTTGAAAGAACTGAAAGACCAACTGAAAGACCAAGTGAAAGACATAATAGACCACCAACTCCACGTCCTTTATCCGATGAAGATAATTTACAAAATGAACCAAATGATGATGTTTCTGATATTGTATCTGACGGGGAACATCACCACGAAGATTTGAAAGAAGGTGGCGAAAGTTTAAATAGTGATAGTGGTGACGACCGCTCCAGAAGTGGTGATAGTGATGGTAGTCGTTCTGATTTAGGTTCTGATTATTCTGGAGATAGTAGAAGTGATAGTGGTAGTGATGATGGTATGCCTAGTGCCGAAAAGAAGTGGAGGTCTCCTTCTGAAATGACAAAAGATGAAATTGTTTCTGAAAAGATGGACTTATTGTATCGCTATGGCAGACTTGAAGGAAACGGATACAAGTCTGGACTAAACTTGAACATGAGAACTCCTTTAGAAACATTACGATCAGAGGTTAACAAACTTGAAAGAATGAGAAATGTTCAAAGGAGTATCAGAACTCAGAGAAAGCTTTTGATTTCATTTGCAAGCGGCACAGAATATTGTAATAAAAGATACAACCCATATAAATTTGCCTTAGATGGATGGTCAGGAGAAGTTCTAGAAAATATCGGAGATTATGATGAGGTTTTTGAAGAACTACATGACAAATACAAGGATTCTGTTCAAATGGCCCCAGAGTTAAAATTATTGACAATGGTTGGTGGTTCAGGACTTATGTTTCACTTGTCAAACACACTATTTAAGTCCTCAACTCCACAACTCAATGATATATTACAAAAGAACCCCGATATTATGGCACAAATTCAACGAGAAGCATTGAATTCTATGGCAACAACAAATTCATCCGACCCTATTTTTGGAATGATGATGCAAGGAATCAATGAAAAGAAACGACAAGCAGCACAACAACCTTCATGGGATGGTAGGCCAGGATATGCACCTCCCAGAACCACTGCAGGATTTACGATGCCCAACCCACAAGCATCAAATATGTCAACAAATGTTGGAGCAAACGTAAATCAGGTTCCACAGGGCCAAGGAATAATAAATGCGCAGCGAACAATGACGGGGCCCGACGGGTTTGACGACATTCTCAGTCAATTAAACTCTGGTAATATGGCCCAAACTGGTCTTATATCTGATGTAGAAGAAGATGTTGCTCCAGCTGAAGTAAGAAATGTTAGTACAAAACCAGTAAGAAAACGCAGAACAAGAAAACCTAAAGGAGAAAATGTTATTGACTTAGACATGTAAGTTAAATAACATCTAAAACACTTCTTTTTTCGAGTTCATTATAAATAAATTTATACAACTTATCTTTATTACGATAGTTATAACGATAAGGAATAATTATAAGTTCTATACCATTTAATTCGCAGAGATGCTTTTTTATTTTATCTCTCAAGCGTTGAGCTAAAAAATCTTTTATCCCGTTTCTATGAAAATAAGGAATATACTTATAGTGTTGTTCTCCATTATATTCAAATGCTATTTGTAAATCTTTGTTATATCCATCTAATTCAAGTCCATTAAGAAAAGAAGGTTTTTGTTTTAAAAAGTTAAGATTTGTTATATCTGTTAACATTTTTTTACATATCTTTTCAGTTTTATACCAAGCACATCCTGGACAACCGGTTCCATCATTAACTACTATTGCAGCTATTATTTCTCCAAATATTGTAGGTGCAACAACAATAACTTTAAGGTATGACCCAGGACCCCCTTCTCCGATGTCTGGGCCATTTATGTTTTATTCGTATGTTTTATTAAAGTGGTTAGATACTGGAAAATGGGCAATCGTTGATTATGCAAAAGTTACAATTTCTTAAAAATTAATTTTAATTATATTATAACAAAATGTCTAACACTAATTGTAATTTACTAAATTGTGTTAACGGAAAATTAAAACATGTAGAAAAATATATTAGGAATGGAAAGATATGTTTTACTGAATTAAATCCTGCCCCTGGATGCGCAACAGTTGGAAGTGAATCAAATCCTGTATGTGAAGTGTATGCAGAAACTGTAATTGCAGAAAATATCGTACAAAATAATAATATTTTTCCAGATGAACCATTTCAGAACATTACTGGAAATGGTAATACACCAATTGACCTCACTCCGTATGGAACCACTATTATCAGAACTATGTCTGGTTTTTCAGCACACCCAATCCCAAATGGTACATATGATGGTCAGTTAAAAAGAATTAATGCTAATCAACCTGGGGGAATACCAGGGGATATTATTGTAGATATTACTTCTCCAACATTTGGAGCAAGTGTATTTCGTATGACGCTCACAAACGGTGTCCCATTCTATCAATATGTTTTACTTAGATGGAATGGTTCAACGTGGGTACCAATTGATACATATGGTGGGACATTCTTTCCATAAATTAATTTTATTTTTATATTATAACAAAAATGTCAAATACTAATTGTAATTTATTAAATTGTGTAAATGCTAAGGTTGCACATATAGAAAAATATCTTAAACAAGGAAAAATATGCTTTTCAGAACTAAATCCTTCTCCTGGGTGTGCTGTAATTGGTAATTCTGAAAATAAATTATGTGAAGTTCACACTGAAGAATTATTTGTTAGTAATAATACTATTCATTTTGTACCAGTTAATGCTAACGGGGATGAAGTAACATTACGAGCAAATGAAAGCGGGTGTTTAATTGTGACAGATATTTCTGGTACAGATAAAGTAATATGTCCAGATGGGCCCTTTTTAAATAAACCATTTCAGAAAATTAGTGAAAATGGAAATGATCCAATTAGTGTTACCACATTTGGTACAACAATTGTTAGAACATCGCCCGGACTTACTACACATTCTTTACCAAATGGTACATTTTGCGGGCAACTAAAAAGAATTAATCTTGATAATGAATCTACGTTAAATAATTTTACAACATCTTATGTAAACGTAACAATTACCTCTCCAACATTTGGAGGAGATGAGTTTCATTTATGGATTAGTAATTTATCAACACAATATAAATATGTTTTATTTAGATGGGATCTAACTAAATGGGTACCAATTGATACAAAAGGTGGTGAGTTTGTAACACCCAGTCCTCCTACTCCACCATCGACTCCATAAATTATCCATAATACATATTTAGTTTTCTGTTTAATCTAACATAACCACTAAACTCTTCGCAAGTATTTGCCATATCATCCTCATCCGCTTCATGTTTTTCTTTAAAATCTTCTTGAACTTTATCTGATAATTCAACTCTTTTTTCTTCAGATAACCTATTTTCTTCCCACTCTTTTAACTCTTTCTGATACTCCTCAAACGTATCAAAAACGATGTTAACCGCCATTCTTCCATGGTCATCAAAAACAACAGAAGCAACCTGTCCATTACGTTTTAAGTCACAGTTTACAACAAACATTGTTGAAGCAGAATAATTAGGAATTTCATAAACATCTGTAAATGGTAACCAAGTACAAATATTATCAATTTTATCATCAACTGATACAAGTTCATCAAACTCTTGGAACCACATTTTTACTCTTTCAATAGTTACATCATCTTTTAAATCTGACGGAACGTTTAATTCTTTTACTTCATTCATAACTAATAGTACTGGATCAAGACCACCTCTTTCACACATCCAGTTTTTTTCTATATCTTCAATTTTTGTATATTTGTCAAATAAATCGTCTTCATAACATTTCATACACATATCAATATCTGAAATACGATTACAATACCATTTACAACCACCACCTTGTTTGTCACCACAAAAGTTACATGGCCACATTAAAGGTTTTTGTTTTACGGTATATTCTGTTCTGTCAACAAGTTCAAGATTTTTCTTGTAGCTTTCATTATCTAAACATTTTTCACACATAATAATTAAGTGTCCATATGCAACGTGTTTGTATAATGGTGCCTTTTCCTCTACTAATTGTTTAAAGGTTTTTCCACAATCACCATCACACATAAAACTTTCTGTTTCAGAAAGCTTACAAAGATTTTCATATTCGTTATTTTGAATAAATTCATTTACTGTTTCTGGAAGGTTTGTTGCACTCATCTTGTATGGGTGTTATTTTAGTTTTGTTTATGTGGTTTGATTAGACATAAACAAAATATATTAAAATATTAAATATGACAGAGTATGGTGATATAACAGAACTTGGATACGCCGGTTCCAATGTCGTAGCAATTGGAGAGTGTGTTACTATGAGTCAACCTGTTAATTCAAGTATTTTAATGGGATGTAACACAAATGAAAAGGGAACAAATAATATTATAATGGGTACAAGTTCAACAGCAATTGGAAATGATAATATAGTAATTGGAATAAATACTATAGTAACAGGAAATAATAATTATGTAGTTGGACACAACTTAATATTGACGGGAAATAATATGTATTATGTTCATCAACAGATTATATGTAAATCTCGTAAGTATCTCAAAAAATATTTACCACAAGAGTTAGTGGAAATGATAATATTAAAAAATACTTAAATATTTACGACTGAAATATTAGTAATCTATATAACATTGCGTAATATTGAATATATTAAGTAATATTATTTTATTGATAAAAGGCTAAATTAGCACTTTTTTATTTAGCAGCTGCAACTACCGGAGCAGCAACACTCTTTTACAGGTGGACATGGCTTAACGCGTAACTTATCTTTTACAGAGTAAAACTTGCACTTTGTTTTTCTGACACAATTCTTAGGTTTACACGGTTCACACTTGCATGGGGGACAGGGTTTTACCGTGCGGCAAACATCTCTGATACTTTTTCTGCATTCAGGAACACAGACAGGTTGAGGTTTACACGCAACGCAACTTGGGCAAAGAGGAGGAGGGCAAGGAGGTTGCACTGGGTCGCAAGGATTCACGGTTTTCTTTTGTGATGCAACTACGACATTTGTTCCACAAGATTGACAACAAGACATTTTCAAATAGTTTATTATATAATATACAATAAAAAAAAATGCGAGATATGTTAATATTTTTAGATTGATTAATTTAAAAATATTAAGAGTATTTTACGCATATTATAATATGTGTTTTAAACGCGCTTCTTTATTTAAGATTTAACAGTACTTCTTAGGAGGGCAGCAACTCTTCACACACTTCTTTACAGGTGGGCACTGAAGAACTGTTCGTGTGCAAGTTTTTGCATAAGGTGTTGGTTTGTAAACAACAGTTTGTCCGCAGTTACAGTATCCAGAATTTGCAGAGGGTTTTGGGCACACATGGGGCTTACAAGGATCGCAATGATTAGGCATTTTTCGAATATTATATATTATGCAACAAAATAATTGCGGATAGATTCTCAAATTATTTTCTATGTAACCAATCGACACACATTAGAAATGAATCCGTCAGATCGTCTTGTTTTTTATGTGTTTCTAAGAAATCCTGTAAACCAGGTGCTGTTTCTAAGCATAATTTAGCATAATAAAAACATAATTTTTTTCTCCTAGTATATTTATCTTTAGTACTTATGTTTTTAATTCTTTCTATGTAATCTTTTTGGTATTGTGACCCTTCCCATTTTACATCTTTATCTGGTAATTTTTCTTTTCGTTTAGCATTTACATTTTGGACATAAACCTGTTTATCTTTTGAATGTTTAAATGAAAAATATGAAAAAATAATCATTTGAACAGATTTCATAATGGGATTTACCAAAGCTGGTTGGTTTTCTATAATCACATTATTTACCTCACATAGCTCTGGTCTTTTGTCAAGTTCTTTTTTGATACGCGTTGCATATTCAAATGGGTGTTTATTTTTAGCTTTCTTTTTCTTAACTTCTTTGCTTCCTTTTGGTGCATGTGTTTTACAAAAATTATCAGAACCTAATAACATCTTTGCTTTTTTCCCACATATTGTTTTCTTTTTAGTTAATCCAATACAAACTGGTTTTTTTTCCTCTGGGTATAAATTTATAACTTCCCAATCAATGATTGAATATCCATGTTTATCAACCGGATAATCCACACCTTCTTCATTTTCATTGGTTTTCTGGAGAATACAATATGATAAGTTTTTTAATCCAATATCCCAAGCAATTACCTTTTCACACATTTTACAAATATATTTTTACTTTTTATATAATTCTAAGATTTTCCCTTTACCCCTCTTTTTTTCTTGTTAATCTTTAAATTCATATAATGCAATAATGTTTTCTTCTTGTCTAACAATGGAGCTTTCCTCCTAACCTTTAAGTTTTCAACGGCTCGTTTCATCCTATCCTTGTCAATTGGTATATAAGGTTTGTTTTTGCCCCATCTAGTTGATGAAAAGTAACTTTCATTTTTAGGTGCAACATATTTCATATTACCATATGCTCTCATTCCACCAGGAGTGTTAAGAAGTCTCATGTCTGATGTTTTTGAACTAGGATATGTAACTTCTTCAATTGTAGGAACAATAGAAACCATTGGTGGTTCTAATACATTATAAATTTTATGGTGTATGTTAGTTTCTTTTGTAATATCCCTAAAATCCTTAATAGACAAATGTCCACCAAAAACTTGTAGGGTTTCTTGTGGAGGAGCTAGTTTAATTCTAACAGTTTCATCAATATTTAAAATTCTTTTTCGCAAAAGATGAAGGAGATTATAATATTTCCATTTGTTATTTTCATTAATATCTCCTCTTGAAAACAAATGCTTAGATGCACAACTATAACTACAGTAGCACCCTGATACAAAAAATGTTTTATTGATAAACCACTTTGGTATAGCAACCGGTGGCCCTGAAAAAGGATGAACACACCACCTGCACCATAAAGATGTACTTTTAATCCATTCTTTTCTCCTATTTGCATCTGCAAATTCACACATGGCCGTAATGAGTTTTATTTTTGTGTCGGAGCAATTTGGATCTTCACTTGTTTTTGTTTGCGGAACATTTGGTGTTTCATCAAGATTTATATGTGGGATAGACAAGCAATGTTTATCTTCGACTGGTGGCGTGGGTTCAGGTTTTACATCAGATAGTTCTGGTTTTAAAGGTTTACTCACTTGTAATAACATGTTTGAAGGCATTCCTTGTTGCAAAAATAGTTTAGAATCACTAGGGAATATATCAGTGTTTTTCATTTCATCAAACTCACTCTCTGTAATGCTTAATGTCTCAAACTGATTATCATCCATATTTGCAGGAGTTGGACTATTTGTGAAAGTTTTAGTAAAAATACCTAGGTTATCTGCATCATATGGACGTGGTAACACAGCGCTGTGGATTGGTTCTGAGGGTTCTGTTTGAATCTTATTTTTCATGTATCTATCGATGTCTTCCTGGTTAATTCTTAAATGTAAAATGACATGGGGTTCTATCTTTTTGTTCCTCTGCACGTTCATGTTCATTATATCGACCTAGTTTATTAAACATCAATGTGTTCTTTAAGTATGATAGCTATTTTGCGTTTGTTTTTCAAAAAATTGACTTTTTAATTACTTAAACTGAAAAGCGTACTATTAAAAATGTCACTTCGTCAGGAGACAATCATAAAATGGATCGACGGTATCGATAAAGGCGCTATCGTCAAGCCATATTTTTATTTGGATTGGGACGTTAAAAATAAAATGTTTCCAGTTAAACAAGCAACGTGGTATCATAAGATACCATCTGATAAAAAGGTAGTGTGGCGAAAAGTTGTCAAAATTGGATATAGAGAAGTTTCTCTTTGTTCATCTTATGAACCTCCAAAATCAGATGAATATATGGGGTCTGTTTATGATTCCTTTCTGCAATCACATTTGCAAAAAGCTATGAGAAGAAAAAACAAAAGAGCTGTCATATTTACAACTGATTTATTACTTGAACTAAGTCCTTTAAAACTTATTAGAAGGTTACCAATTATAATGATAGAAGATGTGTTTATTCATAAGTCATTTTCCACTTTAATTTGGTTAATGTGTTCTATGTCTATTAAAAATGATAGGAAGGGTCTTTATGAAAGTCAAAAAAGGTGGATTTTAGGCATTGTTTACTTATTATCTAATCTGAATTACAAAGAACATATTAGTCATAACACAGCTGATTGGGTATTTTCGAATCACTTATCTGAAATACATAAAATAAAAAACCTTGATATTCAAGATGTTATTTATTCTGTAGAAACAAGAAGGTGTTATGGTGGAATGAAAAATGATGATGTTATGTTTCAGTCATATGAAAAGAAATGTATAAAGATATTTTCATATGATGATAATGATAAATGGTCCAGTTTTTTTTATAGAAAGGTAAGACCTATTTTAACAAAAAAAACTTTATTTAAACAAAAGGAGTGGTTGATGGAAGGATATGATTTTCATTGTTACCCCTCTTTGTTAGGGAGATTAGAAGAAGAGTTTCCCGAGTATGACCAAGATGAACACAAACGAACGATTTGGTTTAAAAGTTCTGGTGTTAATTTCAGAGTTGAGTTGGATTATGATTTTGAAAAAAGAAAATATATTCATATCCCAAAAAATTACATACCTGATAACATTACTGAACATTGGAACAAAATCAGGAGGTTTGTAAGGCGAAAAGCTTGGGGGTTTGTTCAAGGAATGTTGGAAAACTTAAACATGATGTACCCAGAATGGATTGATTATGTACCTTACCAACCACCTGAAACAAAAGAATCCAGTGAAACTTTACTTATTACGGAAAGCGATAGCAAAAATAATGAAGAGTACAGCAGCAACAAAGAGTAAATTTATTATTTCTTGTTCGTGCTTTTTCCTGTCAGTATAATTGGTATATGTTTCAACTGGGATATATAGTTTCATCTCTTCATCTTTATTGGTCTTGTTACCATCAAAACTCGTAACATTTAAATCATATTTTGCATGCTCAGCTGTCTGAGACTTTAATTGAGTTGCCTGTGCCATAAGACCGACAACTGGGTCATTGTGTGTAGATTTAACATTTACACTAGACATTTTAAGTTATATAGTATTGGGTTATTTACTTTTTAGCAAGTTTAACCATAAATTTGTGAGTGACGACAAATGGTTTCTTACCAGGGAACTTGAGAGTACGGGGCTTGGCCAACTTGTCGAAGTGACCTTTGTATGGACCATAAACTCTCTTGTCCGAACCCCTAGTAGTTTCCTTAAGCTGGAAGGTAAGTTTGCAGCCCTTGTTACCCATCTTAAGTTTTTTGCAAATAAATTTGCCTGCTTTCTTGGCAGCATCTTTTGGTTCTGCGCCTTTGTATCTTCGGTAAAAAGGGTAAGGTCTTCCGTTTACACTTAGAACCTTGTAATAACGCACGGGTGCTTGGCCACCAGAATGGCGCTTCGCACATTTGCCTCCTTTTTTGCCTCCTTTTTTTCCTCCTTTTTTTCCTCCTTTTTTTCGTCGGCCACCAGTTTGGGCACCACCTTTATGAGAATAGAAAGTTTCAATCATCCCACCAAGCTGTTGCATATCTGAATTAAATTGTTTTAATGAATATCCACCTGACATATTTAAAACGTTACTGGAAAGTATTATATTAAATAACAAGATTTTTTATGGGGATTATTTCGCAACAAAATAAATAATCCATATCGCAAGCAAAAATGCTATCAATACCCAAATTGGTTCCATATGCGAGGCCATATTAGTTGGTAAAAAAAACTTTTCTTCTGGGTATATATCTAGATTATTTGCTGAAAAACTCTCATAAGTTAATGGTTTTGTTGTTGGTAATGTCGTTTCCTTGCTACTAATGCGTGGCATCTTTATTTTTGAATTATCACCCTGTTTAAGAATTTCTTTTGCACTATCCATTGCATATTTATACTTTAGTACATTTGGTTTGAATTTATTTGACGTTTTTTCAGTTTTCATATTAATATAACCTTTTGGGTAACTTTCCACCCATAATGGCAGAGAAGATTTTGTAAGTGGTGATTGAGTATCCATATTATAATACTTGTGCTATTTATGCTATTTATATTATTATCTCAAATTTTTTTGAATATGTACAAACTAAAATCTGCAACTTCAACATCGTTTAGCTCAATCATTTCTTTTAACTTAAATCTATGCCTAGTGATATAATTTAACATTTTGTTTACAGGTGGTATCCACAATGGCATTGTATGTACTTTTATTTTATCTTTTGGGAATATGTACTTTTCACAATAACGATACCAATACTTTTTATCAGTTTCCTTTTCCCACCAAGCTTCATGTGTAAACGATTCAAAGTAAGTTAACGCGTGTCGCGTATCATCTTTTGCTTTAAAATATTGTGAAAATGCTCTTGGCCCAGGGTCTAATTTTGTTGGGTCTAATAGATGGACAATAAGATATCCCCCTGGTAGTAACCATTTATGAAAATTATTGAGAATTGTACTGATTTCTTTTGGCGTGTTATGGTTTAATGTTTCATGCAAACATAAAATATGTGTAAGTGTTTCTGGTTTATAAATTTCTGGGACAGTTAATGAAGTACATAATAGTTCTGCTCCAGGGTTTCGAATTCTAGATTGATGTATCATACTTTTAGACCTATCAACTCCTTCTACAGTAATTCCTGGAACAATTTCTCTTAGAATTTCCAAATGTCTACCTAAGCCACAACCTGCATCTAAAACACGTGATTTTTCGTTAACCTTTGCTACATCTTTTATTTTTATAATGTCATGTCTGTAGATTGCTGGTTCATTTGTGACAAGGTCAAATAATCTAGAATATACTTTATCATTATGGTCAGGGTATACTCGTAGTTTACTTTCATCTTCCCTGTCTTCCGACAGAGCTTTTTTTGAAAATCCTTCTACTATTTTATTTAATGGCTTTGGTTTTCCAGGGGCAGTTAAAGTTAAATATACAGCTGCTGCTGCCAAAAGAAATATAACATATAAGAAACAAGTAACGTATGAATTCATTTTAGAATATCAGTTCTATATATATTACTTATAATTAACTTAAAATAAAAAATACTATAATTTGAAAAAACTAATGATACAAAGACATTGCAATTGACACAACAAAAGAACAATCAGTCGGCATTTTTTTAAACATTTTACTGTGATTTTTGTAATGACTAATGTATTCTGAAGAAAATGTACTAATAATTTCATTTTCGTTTTTTACCCAATGAGCAATAATAAAATAACGAAGTATGTGTACATCTGTCATTAATGGGAATATCTGATTTTTCCATAAGACATCCCCACTAAAGTTAAGAGTTTTTACCGCATTGTCCGAATATATCTCAATAATTTTTTCTTTTAATGTTTTTAACTTATTTTTTTGATTAGCTAATTTTTTACATAATATTTCTACTAGTTCGTTTGACTTTGATGTGCAAATAAATTTTGCAATATCAGAAAGACATAGATAGAGAGAAAAATGATAAAATACATCGGTCGGAAGATTTTTCATTTGCATGATGTTTTTTACTATTTAATTATTTAAATAGACTTATCAATTTTTTTAATGAGAATATCGAATATCGAATATCGGTATGGTATTTTGAATTAAAAATTGACATATATAAAGAGAGCTGTATAGTCACTTATTTAAAATGAGTGAAGTACGTGGAAAAAAGTGGATTAAAAATTATATTAACATGGTCATTGATGAAGTAAAAGACGTTCCTAAAGAGACAAGGGAAACTGTTCCATTTCGAATTAAAATGACTATGAAACACAAAACATTTTCTGAGAAATTTCCTAGTTTATTAATGATGGTTGTTGATCAGGCTGAAGACTTCGACCATGAACAACTAGATATCATGCTTAATTTAATGGATAGTGTTCAAAAAGGAGATCGCAATGTTGATGAAGTAGACAGGGAATTAGGACAAGAGTATTTTGATAAGTATGTTGCCCCGCACGTTGACGAAAAAGAAAAGAAATGTTAAAGTAAAAATTGATAAAAACAAGATAAGAATTTATTAAAATAACTTAATATGCAAACACGATGAACCCGCTAATATGGCAACATCAATATAACAGGTTTTGTCCTGTTACAATTACAAATATTTCATACAGTGTTTCTTCCGACGACAAAACACGGTCAGAGAAGCTGCATGTGAAAACACAAAGTTCCTGTTTTTTCGAGAAAAGGGGTGATATTCACGTATTGATTTCCTCAAGAACAGCAAAAAGTTTTTTGTTGTCGGAAAAAGTACTTAGTGCTGAATGCATGAAAAGTGGCCCTTATTATGCATTCGTTAATATTACTTACCAAGATGGTCAAAAACGCGCTATTTATGTTGAAACTTCAAAAGAAGAGATTATAAGCAGGTTTTCTACCGATGATATTGGTAGTTTTCTTGTTAATTTTATTCAACAGCATATTTATCTTCGGCGAACACGTAGTAGGATTGCTAAAAAAACAAAGTTATTTGGTTCTAGTTTTCCAAGTGTTTTGAAAAAAATTGAAACTGTTAAGAAAATGAAAAAGTTGGATAAATCAATTCCTGAAAAGATGAGACTTTCAGACCCAGAAGACGAATTGAGTAGTTGGATTGGGACAGCCAAGTATCATCAGAAGAATATTGGTCGTATTTCTGATTTTTTATTTTCTTAATAATTTAATAGTAACTATAATAATTTTTATTCCGCAAAAATTCCATAGGTGTTGCTAGTGTACGCACCACTGATTTTTCTTCTTTTTCTTATATGAGCGGCGGAACGTTTTCTTTTTTTACTTGATTCAATAGTTTTAATCAAGTGTAAAATAAATGAAGAGTAAAGTTGATTTTCTTCTTTGACTAATTCATCCTTCAATATATTAATAATATTATTTCTGTTTATCTCTTCAGATGACATTTTACTTTAAAAGATACACCAGCTACTATATTTTTTTCAATTTTTAATATAATTGATGTCTTACCGTTCTGGTATTTTTATTGGACTGATTTGGAAGAAGATTGAAAATAAACAAAAATAACAAGAAAAGCGCGAAAATGGTAAACACACACTTAATCATTATTGGTATATAACTATCAAAATATTTTTTAACAATAGATTTTGTTAAAAATAACCAAACCGATATTTGTTGTAAACGAAAACTTTAAAACACGAAGTGATTCTACAATTATTTCCTCTTCGTTACCAGCATTAATTCTGTCATACTCCCAGTTTTTCTCAAGAAACCTCATTGCAAAATCAAACGGTATATTGTTCCGTTTTGTAATAAGGTTCCAATTCCAGGGTAAGTGATGATAATCAAGAATATCTTTGTATTCAAACTCTTCAGAGTATTTATCCCAGTTCCATTTTAAGTTAGAATATCTGGATAAAATTTCCACAGGAGGGTTTTCCAAAGATGGGTTTTTGGTATCAATCATAGTTTCTACATCCCATTTTAATTCAGGGTATTCTAAAATAGTTTTCCATTGAACATAGTTTGTCAACTTTTTCATATCCCACTTATAGTCGGTTGCAATAATAAACCAAATTGGGACATTATTATAATTGTTTTCAACAATAGCTTTTTCATCCCAGGGAATATCTTTGTTATCATAAATCGTCGTAAATGAATAACTAATTGAAATTTGGCACCAGTTTAATGGTTTTTTCTTTAGCTTTCGCAATACCCAAAGAGGTGGAAAGTTATCACATGGTATTCCACAATCACAACAATGTTTTTCAGAAAAGTTCCAAGGTAAATTAGGATATTTTCCAATATTTACCCAAGAAACTGTATCTGTCATGTTTTTCCAATCAATTAATTCAACTGGCAATGTAATCAAAGCTGTCATAAACAACGTAGAATTACGTTCGTTTTCAAGCTTATATCGTAAAGCACTCATGTTCCATGGCAATGATGGGTTTTCTATAATATTTGATAATGTTACTTTCTCAGTTGCAGTATACCAGTCCCAGTGAAGGTGAGAATACTTTTTGAGAATGAATATCAAATGCGCCTCACAAAAGCTATTTAAACCAATTGCTTCAATTGCATTTTCATCCCAATTTAACTTAGGAAGTCTTGCAATGTTACACTTATCTGGTTCTTCAACTGTGAGCTTATAATAATCCCATTTTAAATCAAAGTATTTTGTATGAGTCATTCTCACATCTTTCTTTTCAAGCAAAACCTTTTTATCCCAAGGTAAAAACTTGTTTCGAACAATTACATCGATTGGTGTAGTCTTCGTGATTTTACCCATATCGATATACATATGAAAGTTCCGAATAATGCTTATTGGTAAATTAGTAGAGTGCTTAAGAGCATCTAATTGATTGTAAGTTAAAGGACGTGAGCGTGGTCTTTTAATTTTTCCACGTCTCGGTGTGCTTTTCTTATCATCTTTTCTCACCCAGCGACGGTTGTTCATTTTTATGTGTGTTTTTAAAGATGTGTTATGAAATCAATCAATTTTTGCGTTTTAATTACTTGTAAAAGACAACTATAATAATAATACAATGGACCAAAAAATAGCTCAGTACTTAAATAAAGATACCAGTAACGTTATGGAGAAATGTTTTGAAAACTTATATGATTCTCTTGAAAAAGATATCACATTAATGTGTGCATCGTTTGACAAGGAACGTTCTAGTAAATCTTCAACACCGAGTAAGGTTAATGAAAAAACATTGAAAGATGAAGAAAATAAAGAAAATATGAATAATACGAAGAATAATGAGTATGAGCTTGAAAAAATAAGAAAAAGAGTAGAATTGGTAATGAAGACTATTAATGAACTTAATATTTTAGACCAAGGAGGGACAAGTTACCTTGGTAGCGGAGCGGCGTTTGACAAAAAAATGATGAATTAATCACATAAAACGTTCTAGTTACATGACTAAAATGGAACATAAATCTAAAAACGTAAAAAACACACAATTAATAATAATCGGATTTTCTGGTAAAATTGGTTCTGGGAAGGACTATATTGCTAAGAATATTTTCCTAAACCTTTTGAAAAAAAAGATTTTAGGACTAAATCCATTATTTTTATCTTTCGCTGACCCATTAAAACAAGAATGTGCTTTAAAATATGGATGTTCTTATGCAAAGTTATATCAGAATAAAGATAATCAAACAAGAGAACTATTACAAAAAGTTGGAAGCGAATTTCGAGAAGAGTATGGTAAAGAAGTTTATGTGAATGCGATGAAAATGAATATTGATTTACATTCTGAAAGAAGTGATATAAACTTAATTATTATTCCCGACGTGAGGTATCCGAATGAAATGAAATTTATTCAAGATACTGGAGGAAAGGTATATAGAATAACAGCTTCTAAAAGAACGTTCCATAAACTAATAAAGGAGTGTAATGGTATTGAAAGTGACGTGCTAAAAAGGTCAACACATGTTTCAGAAACAGCATTAGATAATGGATCATTTAATGGACACATATCAAATGACTATAATGATGATCCTGAGGCAGATTGTCAGTTATTAGTTGACCATCTTATTTCCAGTTTTTAGGAACTTTTGCATAACGAGAAGTATTCTTCCTGATAAAAACAGATAAAGCTTTGTTTAAATCTTTTTTGTTAAAAGTTCTTTTGAATTGAGATGGGTCTGCTATATATAATTCTCTGATAGGTGTAAATAAATAAGAATTTTTAAAGGTAGCTGGGTTATGATGTAATTCTTCTGCTGCTTTTTTTATTACTTCAATAGTATGTTTTTTTCTACTAGCTTCGCTATGCATTATTTTTTTATTCTTAAGAGATGGTAGTATTTTTTGCAAGAATGCTATATTTGCATGATAAGTTCTAAATGATTTGCCTGAAATATATTTACCTCCTATATCCTGTAAAAATCTATTAATATCACTTCCAGTAACCTTATAGTCTTTCGTGTTAAAAATAGAAGAATTGGGGCGATTTCTTTTTTTAGATAAGTTATATAAATTTTTTGCCACTTTTGTACTATATTTTATCTTACATTCATTTGTTACACCACTTTTACCAATAAATTTTAAAGAAATATATGTCCTTCCACCAGAAGTCTTTTTTTTGATATGTTTTTTGCATAATGTTGTTGTGCCATATGAACCAGTATCTCTAAGGTGTTTATCACTACCTGGACGAATACGACATGCATCCAATAATCCGGCTGCAAGCGCAACCATTTGTTTTTTTGTTTTTGGTACACCAGATGAAGGTAAAAGCTTATTTATCTTTCTTATAATTTTTGGATAAGCTTTTACAAATTCTGTTAAATCTCTAAACTTTTTTCGGTTTCTTTCTTGGATCCAGATCGGATGATATCCTTTTTGAATTCTTTTTTTATCATCTAACGCAGTATATTGTATTTTGGATGTAGATGAAAATATTTTAACATTTTTGTAAGCAGGGGGTATTCTAAGTTTATTAATTCTCTGGACTGTTTTTTTATCAGTGACAGATTTCCCATTTTTCCATTTGTATTTGAACGAATACTTAAACTTATTCCTACCAAGTTTAATTTTAGTAACCTTTCTTGATATGGGGTATTTACCAGACATTTATTTCTGAATATATAAATATAGTGGTTATTTAAAAAACTTCGAGGAATGTCTTTTGCTACTTTTAAACCATCATTTCAAACATGTAAACATAATATTCAAATCGGAAATGGAAATGTATGTTATTCATGTGCTAGAGAGAAATCTGAATCAACGTTCAAACCTCAAACACATTTACAAACGCATCCAAAAACACAATTACAAGCTACCTTTAAACCTTCTGTCTGCTCCCATGGTATTGCTTTAAGTTCCGGTAAATGTTGGGGTTGTGCATATGATAAAGGTTTTAAGCAATGTATCCATAATAAAGTCGAAAGTAAATGTAATATTTGTAAATGGAAACAAGTTTCTGCTGATGAACCTAAAAAACCAATCGGGCAAAAAATGTGCCCTCATTGGATATCAATTCATGAAGAATGTTATGTTTGTTCCCGTGACCAAGAACGTAAAAAGTATTTTCACAATGGCAATGTCAAAATACGAGAAACTGGAAATTTTTTTGGAGATAGAATAATTAATCCAAAAGATTATGTTAACCCAGACAATATTGATAAAAAATACCCTTCAACCTCTAACAGAGATAGTCAAAATTTATCAAGTGAAGCCAAAGCAGAATTATCTGGAAGAGAACAAAACAATAGAAGTAAAAATAACATTAATTCCTTTATGAGAAGGTCTTTAGACACAGTTGGGTTTATAGAAAGAAATAATAATTCTAATATTTGGTCTAATCCTATTGCTAACTCATCATTTCCAACAGTTCACATAGCTAATAATGAAATAGAAAATACTTATTTAGGAATTAGCACAAGAGGTTCAAGAAAATTAGATAACACTGATTTTAACAGCGATTTACATTTAAGACGAAGTATGTTACAGCCTGATTTTAGACAAGGAAATAGGTTTTATGAAGATAAACCAACGAATACTCGAAGAGAAAGCTACAGGAATTTAGGAAACGAAAATGCTCGCAAGTTCCAAAATCAAACAGAAAAAATGTATAAAGAGATGGATTATACAAGAGCTTACGATCAAGCAGCTGGTATAAACAGAGGGTAGCTCTTTACATAACTAAAATGTTAACACGAAAAAGAAAATCAAGTGATACAGTAATCAAAAGAGGACCGCTTAAACGAAATAGAGGAATAAAAGAACAAATATGTGGTAACCAACCTGATATGTTACATATTAATGGTTATAGAATAATAAAAAAAGCTGTCAGTATTCCAGATAATGTTTATGAAAAATTAAAAAAACAAGTCAATAAAAAAGCAAGGTTTATATTTAATTCAAAAAAGAATGATAAAAAACGCGTTCAGTGTAATTTATCATGTAAACAAAAATATATGAAAAAATTTATTTTAAAACTCAATAGGTACATAAATAAAAATGTTAATAATAATTTAAATATTAATGATTGGGTTATCCTTAAATCAAAACCTGGTTGCAAGGAACAACTTCCTCATTGTGATTATTTACCAACTGATGATTTTTTTGGAATGTCCTGATAGTCATGTACCACTTCTTTGTCTAATTTCTCTGGAACCTGGTACAAAAATTAATGTCTGGAAAAAATCTATTAGGTATTTACACCCGTGGATATTTAAAACGCCGATTTTAACGAATTAAAAAATCACAAGGTTTGCCCGTTTCAGGACGTGTAAATTGTGGTTGTGCGGATTTATTGGATTTCTCCAACAAACAGCCAGATTGACTTACGCTACTAACGGCAAAGCCGTTAGTAGCATTAGAAAGGAAATCTTTGATTTCCTGACTTACCGAAGTAGCACCGCTGAAGTTTTTGTTGGAACGGCTCATATAATATGGTCGCTCTAACTTATTAATAGCATTATAGGCTATTTTATAAATATTCCTTGCTGAATTCTCGTCTCTATTCCATAATGCCGAACATTTCTTACAAATAAGGGCACCGTGGCTTAAGACGGAATTATATAACGGGGAATGTGAAGGTTTTGGATTTTTAACTTTCCTAAACTTTTCGCAACTACCGCCTTCGCAATTGGAACATTTACAACTGGTTCTAAACTCATCAACCAGAAATACTTGAAACCCATTTTTACGAAAAAGCGTTCTAAAACCTTTTCCTTTTAACGGCTCTTTGAACTTACGATGCTTTCGTTGTTCGAAATCACCTATAGTTATTATTGTATCTTCTGGTGTTCCAAATATTTTAGTAAAACGGTTAATAATTCTCTGTTCGCTTTTTAGTCTGTTAATGTATCCATTTAACTTTAACTTTTTAAAAATATATTTTTCATAAAAATCAAACAATTTATCATTAACTTCATTCTTTTTCATAAGATATTTTTTGTATTCATTAATATTTAATGTTTTTCTGTTAAAAAGTGACACTTCTGTTTCCCATTCAATAACACTTTTACCATTAATTTTTTCTTTTTTATATCCTAAAATAATATATCTGTATTTTTTATTTCTGGTTTCCTTTCTCCGTTGATTTTGCGTATAACGATAAAAGTTTCGTTCCCTATCATCTCCATCAACACAATATATTAAATCACTTAAATTAGGGTCTATCGCAACTATCTTTTTATTTCTTAATTTTTTATAATCTTTATTTTTAAGTTCATCTATGTATAATTCTTTTTCAGGAATAGTTTTTGGTCTTATTTTTTTGCCTATAAGGTCGTTTCTTGTAAATAATATACTACAACTTAAACCATCTGTCACTATCATATTATGAAAAGTATAATGCTTTTTATGAAAACATTTTCTTTCAGTTCTAAAGAAAAACTCCCAGATTTCATCTTCTTTTCGTTTTAAGTTTCCTTTGGTTAAATATTCTCCTTTCTTTCCTTGTTTCTTGGTAAATAATAAATGAACTAAAGTTGTTGTGTCTAATTTTATATGTTTTGGTATAATCTCCGTTCGTGATGGAAAAACATTATGAATAGTATATCCTTCTTTTTCAACTTCTTTCGTCATAAAAATCATTTGTGAAAAGTAATCTTGTGGCGAACATTGTAAATCATAATATAAACTATTCTTTTTGAACTTCTTATCGGGAATAATATGTTTCTTGGTATTCTCAACCCATTTATGATAAAAAGATTTTGATTTATATTTCTTATCTTCTACATTCAACAAATCATTTTTAATCTTTCTCAATTCGGCACATAATCTTCTAATCTTATCATTTTTATCTTTACTTGGAATAAATTGCTTTCTAATCAATTTAACCATTTCTTTCTTTTTCCATATAATATTAACATATCTTTCAACATAATCCACATAATGACACTTAATATTATTTTCATACATCGTAATAATATCAATTGTAAGATAGTCTAAAACGGTATTTAAATGTGTATAAGTTAATGTTTCTTTTTTGGTTAAAGGTTCATAATGTTTTTTGTAAAACTTAGTGAGTTTTTCTTTTAACAATCTTACTTCTTCTTTTGGAGGTCTTCCTCTTGCCTTTTCTTCGCACAAGATTTTCATACAACTATTCACAAACACTTTATCAATTGTTGGTAATGAATTATGTTTATTGTGATAATTCAATAAATAAAGTTTCATAAATTGTAATGTATGAATAACCAGTTTATGACAGGTCATAACTGCTTTTGATATTTTCGGTAAGTTAATATCAGGGTGTTTTAAGACATATTTTATTGGAACTTTAACCGCCTTAAAATTATCAGGTGGTTTGTCTTTAGAAGTCATTTTTGAAAATGAGTATTCTTTGATATACATATTATCATGTCCCTTTAAGCCATTAAATTATTATACTTTTGGTAAAAAAGTATATTTTTGTGTTCGTGAATTACGATTATTTATTTTTATCCATACTGTGGTTGTTTTTATTTTATATTTTAATCGGGTAATATGTTTTATTAATGATAAATAAGGTCGTTTAACTTTTTCTGGATTTCTGGCTCCCATTATACGTGAAAAATTAAAATATTTTCTAACCTCTGGGATTAAGGCATTTATCTTTTGTTTTTTATATTCATCATTATCAAGGTCATATAAGGTTATACTATTTTCTTTAAGGTCTAATATTTTTATAATTTTATTTGCTAATTCTTCCTGCTCCTTTTTATAAAGGTCTTTCTTAAATCGCATATTGATTTATTACTTAAGTAATATAAATGTATCACTTAAGTATTTTTAAAAACCGGCGTTTTAAATATCCACGGGTGTAAATAATCCAATACCATTAGCTAAAATAAAGAAAACAATTTTATCTTTAGATAAGGGTGATATGTTTATTTTTAGAGGAGATTTAGTTCACGCTGGTGCAGGCTATAATGATGAAAATATTAGATTGCATGTGTATCTTGATAGTTATTTATGTCCACGTGAACCAAATAGAACTTATATAATATCAAAACATGCTCCCAATGAGTTTTTGATGTATATTGAAGAATAAAATTGTTAAATACCAAGTAGCTCAATTTTTTTATTAAAATCTGTTCTTCGTCTCTTACTTGTAATCCCAGTGTAGTTCCCATTTTCATCTTTACCTTTTCTAATAGCTTCGATTTCATCTGGTGAAAAAGAAATACTGTTTAACCAGAACTTCTCGAAAGCTTTAAAAACCGCTGGAAACATCGGCTTAACTAATTCTTTCATCGCTTCTGCCAAGTCCCTAATTTCCTTTTGTGCGGTTGGATGTACACGAAGACGTATCATTTTAATGAAGTTATGTATATCACATTTCCAGACAAACTCTGTCATAATATTTTGAGGCATCGCGCCTCTTGCAATTTCCTTGGCAATTCCATTTTTAACTGCATCATCATATTCTTTGTAAATATCTTCAGCTTTTTGATAAAGATCTTGATAAGACCGTTGGGCATTTTCAGGTACTGGTGCATCTAAAGAACCTTGTTTGTTATTAACAGTATCTTGTAATCTCGGTTTTGGAACAAAAAATGTGTTATTTTCTATCGATTTATATCGACGACTAACGCAATTAATTTTTGCCATACGGTGCCTCACGAGTTGATTAAATACATACAGTGGGCAATTTATATGAAATTTTACAGAAGCAAGTTCCAAAGGACTTGTATGATAATGCTCAACTAAGTAATTTACTAAACCATCGTCTGCCTTTTTACTTCGCAAGTCTGTGCTGCCATATGATATCCTTGCACCTTGGACAATTGCTATATCACCGGTCCTTCCTTCTGGTACAATACGTGGCATAACATCAACAATTCTCACAAACCCTAAATGCTTTTTTTCTTTTTCAGACCAATAAAGTTTAATTTCATTAGGATGAGCTTTTAACAGGTCATATTCTTTTGAGTCCATTGTTCTAATTTGTAACTATAATAATCATGATAGTTGAGCTCTTTATGTGTTTATTCTCATTAAACATCAATCGTATCTTCTCATCCATTCTTCACTGCTTATTCCCCACCACAACAAAGGTTCCTTTGTTTTTTGATTTGGAATATATTTTTGCACGCAATCTACACATATTGTTGTTTCAATTGGTTTATTTTTGATACAGTTTTTTGGCAAATCATATTTTGTTTCTGTATCTTTTCGAACAGATACCAAAAATCGCAATAATTCGCAAGTATTAAAATACTCACTACTAAATCGCAATAATTCTAAAGGGTCGTATCTAACCCTGTGAGATACTTTACCAAAATATTTCTGGCTCCATTCA